ACTGGTAATTAAGATGAATCCTTTACTGACGCTTTTATTAACTGGAGCTAGAATAAATCCCTCGGTCATCGGACCGTTGCTCGTGGGCAGTGTGGGAGCTCAACAAGCAAAAGAAATACAAAAAGATTATGCTCTCGGTAATATATCTTTAGATGACATATACAATATTATTTCAAATTTAGCGGCGTCGCCTGGCGGCACTTTCGCATTAAAAGCGTTAAAAGATAAAGATAAGGAGAGTAATATAATACCTTTCCCTCAAAAAGGAGGAGATATGACTCCCAGTGAACCTCCTGAGGAAGACCCTGAAATACCACCATCAGGTATAGGAGAAGCACTAGATTTAGTAGAAAAAACAAAAGAAAACTTACCACCTAGAGATGAGTCTTCAGGAATGGCTGCTGATTATGTTCCTCCTGAATATGGACCTCAAGCTTTTGACTTAACACAAGAATTATCGGAGGAATTCTCGCCTGAGGGGTTTTCGACTTTTAGCACGGATGTAGGAGACAATTATGAATATTTAAGAAATTTTATTTTTGATAGTGATTCAAAAGTAAGAAAAGAGGGCCTTGAATTTATAAACTTGTTAAAAAAAATAAAAGGCGATCCTGAAGCTTTAATAACAATGTACCGTGCAGCACCAACCGATGAACTTAGAGAGGGAGATTTATTAACTCCATCCAAAACTCAAGCTCAGTTTTATGTTGATCAGTCCACCATCACACAAAAAGAGATTAGAGAGGAAGAGAGAAAAGCGAGATTAGATACTGATGAGCCAATTGATTTATCTAAAGAAAGAGCGTTTTCAGTGGTGGACAGTTTAATGGATATATTTGGAGAAAAACAAGTGACTCCTTCTAAATTATTTGAATATAAAATTAAAGCAAAAGACCTTCGTTGGGATGGAGGAAACAGAGGAATAACAGGATGGGGATATTTCCCAACAGACAAATAGATGTGTTGTAAAACAACGGTTAGGTGGTATAAATAAAAAATGGTAGATAATATAGATAAATCTCTAGACCTAGGTGGTAAGCCTGAATTAGAAATTTTAAAATCGGAAACTGAAGTTGAGATTGATGGTCAGCCTATTCCTACACCTGAGGGAGTAGATATAGAGATTGATGAACAGGGTGGTGCAATATTAGATTTTGATCCGATGAAAACATTACCTGATGAAGTTGAGTTTTATTCAAACTTAGCTGAAGTTATGGACGAGCAAGAGTGTAATAGACTTGCTGATGAATTACTTGCAGAATTAGAAAACGATAAGTCCTCACGAAAAGATTGGGAAGACTCTTACATGAAGGGCCTAGATCTATTAGGAACAAAGTATGATGAAAGAACTAGACCATTTCAAGGAGCTAGTGGTGTTACTCACCCTTTGTTAGCTGAGAGTGCAACACAGTTTCAAGCCACAGCTTATAAAGAATTGTTACCTTCCAGTGGTCCTGTAAGAACAGTTATTATGGGACAGGAGACACCTGAAAAATATTCTCAAGCTCAAAGAGTTGAGGAGTTTATGAATTATCAAATAACAAACACAATGGAGGACTATACTCCTGAGTTTGATCAAATGTTATTTTATTTACCTTTAGCAGGTTCTACATTTAAAAAAGTTTATTATGATGAGTTGATGGACAGAGCTGTATCAAGGTTTGTTCCAGCAGAGGATTTAGTTGTCAATTACATGGCAAGTGACTTAGACTCTTGTGAAAGAATAACTCAGATAATTAACATGAGTTATAATGATTTTAGAAAAAAACAAGTTTCAGGTTTTTATAAAGACATAGACATAATGCCATCTGAAACTGAACCAACAGAGGTTCAAAAAAAATATGATGAGATAGAGGGCTTAAAGGCTTCTTACATGGATAAGTCGGTTAGGCTTTATGAGTTTCATGTGTCCTTAGATTTAGTGGGTTTTGAGGATAAAGGAGTAGATGGTGAGCCCACAGGAATAAAAATTCCTTACATTGTAACTATTGAAGATAGCTCAGGTAAAGTGGTGGGTATCAGAAGAAACTATGACAAAGGTGATGAAAAAAAATTAAAGAAAAAATATTTTGTTCATTATAAATTTTTACCGGGTTTAGGTTTTTATGGACTTGGTTTAATACATTTAATCGGTTCTTTATCAAGAACAGCGACACAACTTTTACGACAATTAATAGACGCAGGTACTTTAGCTAATTTACCCGCAGGATTTAAATCAAGAGGCATTAGAATTAGAGATGATGCTGAGCCTCTACAACCAGGAGAATTTAGAGACATAGATGCACCTAATGGTGATCTAAGAAATGCTCTTTTACCTTTACCTTACAAAGAACCCTCTCAAACACTTTACAGTCTACTAGGATTTGTTGTTCAATCAGGACAAAGATTTGCGGCTATAACTGATTTACAGGTTGGTGATGCAAATCAAAACGCACCTGTCGGAACAACAATGGCATTATTAGAGAGGGGCTCCAAAGTCATGTCAGGAATACATAAACGATGTCATTATTCTCAGAAAAAAGAATTTAAATTATTGTTTGATGTTTTCCGTGATTATCTACCTGAGACTTATCCATACTCAGTAGAGGGTGCTGATAGAACTGTAAAGGCAGAAGACTTTAGTGACCGTGTGGATGTCTTACCTGTTTCAGATCCTAATATATTTTCTACAACTCAAAGAGTAACTTTAGCTCAAACAGAGTTACAGTTGGCTCAAAGTGCTCCTGATATTCATAATGTGAAAGAGGCTTACAGAAGAATGTATGAAGCTCTAGGTGTTAAAGACATTGATCAAATTTTAAGAAAAGATTCTCCAACGGAGCCAAAAGATCCTGCTATGGAGCACTCTGATTTGTTAGATGGTAATCTACTGAGAGCGTATGAGGGACAAGATCATGATGCTCACATTCAAAATCATTTAATTTTTGGCACTAATCAAATGGTATTAGGTAATCCTCCAATGGCTATGAAGTTACAAAAACACGTTTTAGAACATGTATCATTAAAAGCAAAAGAACAAGTAATGTTTTTAGTGCAACAGGGTCAACTTCCTCAAGAGCAAGTTGATGAAGCAATAGCAAAATTAGAGGCACAGTTTATGGTAGAGATAAAACAATTATCAGCACAACTAAGTGGACAAGGTAAACCTGATCCTGTCATACAACTTAAGCAACAAGAATTAGCTCAAGAGGCTCAAAAAGATCAAGTTGATGCTCAGTTGGATGCTGCTAAATTACAATTAGATGTTGAAAAACTAAAACAAAGAGCAGTTAATGATCAAGCTAGAATACAAAAAGATTATGATATCGCAGACAAACGTGCTGAAGTTCAGTATGACAAGATGACTACACAAACTTTAAATCAAGCGAGAAGAGATGCCACTAACAAAAAAGGGTAGCAAAATAAAGAAATCCATGGAGAAGACATATGGAAAGAAAAAAGGTAAACAGGTTTTTTATGCGTCGGCTAACAAAGGAGTTATTAAAGGCGTTGAAAAAAAATCTAGAAAGACCAAGTGATAAGTATTATACTTTTAAGATGGACAAACAAACTGAAAAAAGAGTTCAAAAGATTATTAATGACACTAGGACTTTTGTTCAAGGTCAGGTAGATCAAGGAATGAATTTAGTTGAGTTAGCTCAAGTTATGTTAGCTATGAGTCGTGAAACAATGGTTGACGCTTATGGTGAACAACTGGCTGATGCTTATATTGCTAATCAAATTTCTAGGTTGCAAAATGATGAAAAAAGTCTAACGTTGCACTAATGACTAAAAAACTTACAAAAACAGTCCCTCCTAAAAAGGGACCTAAGTCACAAGGTTTATCTATTCCACCAGGTAAGATCATGCCAGTAGGCTCTGTACCTGAGGATAAAAAACACAAACGAGGTTATGGAATAGCATCTAAAGGTCTTAAATTCGAAGGAGTATTTTAATGGAAATACTATCAAAAGTTAAAAACTTGGCTTCTAATGTAAAGAAAAGAGATGTAGCTATCGCTGTCGTTTTTCTTGCGTTAGGAGTATATATTGGTTCTTAATAAATTATTAGGTGGTTCTCTAGTAGAAACGGTTGGTAAGGTAATAGACTCTGTTCACACCTCAGAGGAAGAAAAACTTGCCGCAAAAACAAAACTCAAAGAATTAGAAAACCAAATTAATTCCAAACAAATGGATATTAACTTAGCTGACGCTAAGTCCACTGCCACAGGAATTGGTGGAATTATGCAACGAGCTTGGCGGCCTTTAATCGGGATGAGCTGTGCTCTAGCAATATTGTGGGAGTATGTATTGAAACAATTTATCATGTTCATACTTGCTGCTTTCAGCATTGAACACGCTCCTTTACCTCAGTTGGACATGGCTGTTTTGATGCCGTTGGTCATGGCATTACTTGGCATGGCCGGAATCCGCAGTTTCGACAAGTTGAAAAAAACTAATTCAGGATGATTGAACATTTTGATTACAAAGTAAAACAACTCATTTCAAAAAAAATTGATGAGAAAAAAGATGACTTGTTAAGCAGACAAGTTAGCTCTTACGATCAATATCAGTATGAGTTAGGTAAGTTACATGCTTTAGAGGGTTTAATGTTAGATTATCAAGATTTATTAAAAGAGGTAGTTAAAGATGAGTAAATTAATTGTCCCTAGTTATTTAAAAGGGAAGACTAATGAAAAGAAAGAAGAAAGCAAAGAACCTGTTATGGACAAAGTTCCTCAAGCAACAGGTTGGAGAATAGTAGTTTTGCCTCACAAAGGGGTGGACAAAACAAAAGGTGGTTTATTACTTACCGATAAAGCGATAGAAGAACAACAACTTACGACTAATGTTGGTTTAATTTTAAATATGGGGCCTGATGCTTATGCAGATAAAACTAAATATCCAAATGGACCTTGGTGTAAAGAGGGTGATTGGGTAGTTTTTGCAAGATACGCAGGTTCTAGAGTAAAAATTGAAGGTGGAGAGATCAGAATATTGAATGATGATGAGATTTTGTCCACAGTAAAAGATCCAACAGATATATTAACTTTGTATTAGGGAGAAAAAAATGGCTGAAGAAAAAATGGTAGACCTTGACACTACAGGAGAAGGTCAAGAGGTTGAACTTCAAGAAGAAGAATCTACTAAAGAGGAGAAAGTCCAAGAAGAAAAAGTAGAGGTTGCCTCTGAGGAAAAAGCAGAGGAGACTAAAGATGAGGAAGAGTCTAAAGACGATGGTTTGGATAAGTATTCTAAGAATGTTCAAAGAAGAATTAAAAAACTTTTAGATAGGATCGAAAAATCGGAGCAAAGAGAGGCTGAAGCTATAAAGTTTGCTGAAAGTGCTAAAAAGAAAGCTCAAGAGGCTGAAGATAGGATGCAATCTTTAGATGCTAATTATGTTTCAGAATATGAAACTAGAGTAAAATCACAGATTGAACAGGCTAAAAAAGCTTTGGCAGACGCTAGAATGAACAATGATGTAAATGCTGAAGTGGAAGCTCAAAGATCTTTGACTAGACTTGCGATTGAAGAGGAGAGAGCGATAGTTTCAAAAGAACAAAGAGAAAAGCTTTTAAAAGAAAAAGAAAATTTATCATCTCAAAATCAAGACACTGGTCAAACTCAAGCTCCTGTGAGACAACCTGATCCAAGAGCAGAGGAGTGGGCAAAAGAAAATGAGTGGTTTGGTCAAGATGAGGCAATGACTTTTACTGCTTTAGCTCATCATAAAAAGCTTTTAAATCAGGGTTTTGATCCTAAGAGTGACGATTATTACACTGAGATTAATCAGTATATGAAAGAACAGTTTCCTCAAAAATTTGAGAAAGAAGTTAAAGAAAAAGCTCCTCAAACTGTTTCTGGAGCGTCTAGAACAGGCAAAACCACTGGAGCAAAGAAAGTTAAATTAACACCTAGTCAAGTTGCCATAGCAAAAAAACTAGGGCTTACACTTGAACAATACGCAAAATATGTATAGATTGGAGACAATATGGTAAATAAAACGCTAAGATCTAGTGAGACTAGGGAGAAGACATCTCGTAAAAAAGGTTGGACTCGACCTTCATCATTAGACGCACCCCCAGCACCTGATGGGTACAAACATCGATGGATAAGGGAATCAGTCAGAGGATTTGACGACAACAAAAACGTCATGGGAAAATTAAGAGAAGGTTGGGAATTAGTCCGAGCCGACGAATATCCTGACTGGCAACTTCCTACCATTGAAGATGGTAAACACGCAGGAGTTATAGGGGTAGGTGGGTTACTGTTAGCTCGTATGCCAGTAGAGACAGTTGAAGAGCGCAATGCTTATTACAAAAATTTAACCGAGAGCCAAAAAGAGGCTGTCGACAGCGATCTACTGAAAATCGAGGATCCAAGGATGCCGATCAGTAAACCCCAAAGGCAAACCAAAGTAACTTTTGGTTCAGGAAACAAGTCGTAATCGGCACGGTTTGTTGAACGACCAATACTAACAACATATTACAAAGGAGTAATATTATGGCAAATCAACAAGGCAACTTTGGATTTCGTCCAGTGCTAATGATGGGTTCCGCTTATAACGGACAAGGTCAACAACAGATGACCATCGCTAGTAACGAAACGAACTCCATTTTTATGGGAGATCCTGTAGTGCTAAATGCAAACGGATCAATCTCTCGTGGATCATCTGCCGGTGCTGAGCTTGTTGGTATTTTTAATGGTTGTTTCTACACAGACCCAACATCACAAAAACCAACATTTTCAAACCACTATCCAGGTGCGATTGTAGCTGACGATATAGTTGCAAACGTAATTAGTGATCCTGATGTCATTTTCGAAGTCAAAATAGATGACGCAAATGGCGGACGAGCACAAGTTGGTTCAACATGTAATATCGCAACATATAGCGCAGGATCTACCAAATCAGGTATTTCAGGCGTAGCTATTGATGGTAGTACATTTGCAACTAGCGATGCTTCTAACTTCGCTGTATACGATCTTTCAACAGATCCTGACAACAGCGACTATACTGTAGCTAATGCTAACATTCTTGTTAGAATTAATAAGCATCAGTATAGAGACTCAACAGGCGTATAGGAGGTTAAACTATGGCTATTTCTAGAAGTCAACTCGTTAAAGAGTTAGAGCCGGGTTTAAATGCACTATTTGGCCTGGAATACGCAAGATATGAAAACGAACACGCAGAAATCTTTGATAG